AATTTTTAATATAATAAAATATAGTATTTTTATGTTACATAAATTTAAAAAAAGTAAAAAAATAAAATAAGTAATTTTTTAACTACTTAAAATTGATGATTCTATGCTACAAAAGGCTATTTTGAAACATTGGATTTACTTCCCAAAATCGCTTAGATAAACAGGAACTCCAAACTTTAGAATTTTATATCTTATACTTTTTATAAGAAATCCATCTAAAATTAATTTTTGTCCCATCCTGTTGGGATATTTTTTAGCTTTCCATTCTAAATATTTTGGGTTCTTATATTCTCTTCCCCACTCTCCCGCAGTAGCAATACTTTCTATAATAAGGCCTCTTAAAAATTCTCCTAATTGCATTAAAGCAAATCTGCCATTTAATTCTCCCCTGAGAATATCATTGACTAATTCTTTTACTTTTAAAGATATTTTATCTTTATTAGTATTTATAGCCCTTCTAAAATATCCAAAAGGTGCTATTCTCCCATCATTAGAGCCAAATTCAAGTACAGTTCCATATTTTAGGACTGTTACCTCTTCCTCTCCTCCGAGGTTCCCTCCACTTCCTAGTATTCCTATTTCCACTGTGTGTGTAGCTAAATAATTCATAGCTTTATTTATTTTTGCTATATCCATATCGCACCAAATAGATTTTTTACTTCATTTTCAAAGATTTTTTCTTTATCTTCTTTAGAAGTAAAAGTATAAGCTATATCTTTTATTTTATAGCTTTCTATCCCTTGAAAATCTGCCCTGTTGGTAATTTGCATTACCTCCGAGAACAAAAACATTTGAATTGATTTTGGCAGTTCTGAAAATCCAGCCATGTATTTTAAATTCACTGTTTCTTTATTGCATAATTTAAACCCTAGGTTTATTTTTTTGTTTTCTTCGATTGAAATAGAATCTGTAATATCAGCCCCATAAAATCGGCACTCTAAAACCGATTTTAAAGGTCTTGCTTTAACATAAACGTATGTTTTGTTAAGTCCTGTTACTTCTTCCGTTCTCTCGCTTAATTGCAAAGAATAACCTAATATAGCCTCTATTTTGCTTATTAAAGAATCAAGATAAAAAATTAAAACACTCTCATCTTGTTCTCTAGTTATTTTCTTAGCGAGTTCTATATCATATAATTTATTCATATTCTCTCCTCCAAGCTAAGAAAAAGATTTTACTCTTTTTCTCCATCAGCTTTTCCTATTTTCTCTCCACCCACTCCAGTTGAAGGAGTTTCTTTTAAAACTTGAGGGGCTATTGCTTTTTTACTCTTATAAAATTCTCTGGAAGTTGTATTCCAAATCCTAATAATTTTTCCATGTAATATTTTGTAAATCCTTTTTTAGTAATTCTATCTTCCAATCTCATATCTAACCCTGGATTATAAAGTCCTAACATTCCCTCTTCCCAGTATCCAAAAGTTAGTAAAAAATCTCCTGCTGTAGCAGTTGAAGGTTTTGTAAATACTCCATCAACAATATTAACAGGTCTTGTCATTAATGTTCTAACATTTCCTGTATTTAAATCTGTTATATAAAAATCTTTTCTTGCATTTTTTAATTTAGCAATTTCTGTCCACATTTCCGTAGACATATCCCAAGTAGCTTTTTTTGCAATATCAGAATCTAAAGAATAATATATTTCTAAAATTGCGTCAGCCAAATCTTTGTCTGGTGCTAAAGTATACTCTGCGATATTTGTATCTTTTAGTATTCCTGTTGGTTGTTGTACTCCTGTTCCTGTGAACATTTTATCTGAAATATATTTAGACCAAGCATACTCAATTCTACTCATTAAGAAATCTAAATATCCTACAAAATTTGCTGCTAAAAGTTTATTACTTAAAACAGGCATACAGTAAAATTGATATAATGCAATTGTTACATTATCTAATTTTATTCCTTTTGTATCTTCTCTTGTCGCTTCTTCTCCAACAATTCCACACTCTGGAAGTCCTAACATTTCCCTAGGAATTATAAAAGAAGTTTCGTCGGTAGGGATAAATGAAATTCTTTTTGCAACATCATTTTTTTCTTGTATTCTTTTTAAAATTCTATCTGCATATTGTGGTTTTATAGCAGGGGATGAATTTCCTGTCGTTGCTGCCTCTGCTGCTGTAAAATTAGTAATTTCTTCATTTGAATTAAAATCAACATCTACTCCGAGACCTGTATTTTCACAAGTTTGTATCATGCTATAAAATGCTTCCGAATCTTTTATTTCTCCTTCGGTAGCTTTAAATCCAACCTTTAGTCCCTTTATAACATCATCTATTTCATTAAATTTATCTGAAAATTCTTTTAATAATTCTTTTGATAAACTATCTTTCATTCCATCAAAACTTTTTTCTAAATCAGAAAATTTTTGAGGTAATTTCATGATTTCTTCATCATCTTTAGCTTTCATCATTTCTTTTTGAAATTCTGAAAATTGTTGTGTTAATAATTGTATTAATTCGTTTTTATCCATGTTTTCTTCTCCTTGTGAAAATACTTTATTTATGTTACTTCCTTGTACCGCCGCTTTTGGAGTTATAGACCCCTCATAAGCTTCAAATTTCTTTATTTCATAGTAATAAATTGTTTTCCCATTTTTTATTTCTTGCTTATATTCTCCATCCGTTATTGTTCCACCTGCTGATAATTGCAGTTTTGCACCTTGATTTTTTAGCAAGTCGTAAAGTGCGGCTGCGTCTTTATTTAAATAACTATCTCCATCCTTTGTAAGCTGAAACTTAGCAGTTATTTTAAACCCTTCTTCTGTTTCTGCCCCTTGTAATGTTCCAACGGGAATATTATTTCCGCAATGGTTATATAAAAGTAACAAAGTTTTACCTTCATTCCCTTTCATAGAACCTTTTAAGAATTTGTAATAACCTCTTGCCAAATTGGCATGGTTATAATTAACCAGTAACCCTTCAAATGTTCCTTCTTTATTCTCTGTTTCTTTAAACTCTGTAATATCCATTCCAAATTTTAGATTTTGAAGTGGTATATTTGGTTTTCCTTCTGGCATTTCTGCACCCCCTTAAACAAATATAATTAAACAATTACAATTAACAACTTCACTAGCTTGTAATCCGCTTTCGTGTGGGTACAAACACCTAATCCCTCCTCCAAGGTCAAAATATTCATCAATGTTAATAATTTTATTGTTTAGCATTTGATGATTTCTCCTGGAGGTATAGGCTCCCCCTAGATGAATCCATTTCTTTTTCTTTATTTTTGCAGTTTTTGCAGTCTTAAAAGAAGTGGTATTTATCGCCATTGAAGTCTCTGTTCTTGCTATTGTTTTTGCTCTGTTAATTCCCATTTCTTTCACTTTTTCTAATATTCTATTAAATGTCCCTTTTAGCCCTAATCCATCACGTTGACTATCAGTAAGAACTTTATTTAATAGTTTTTTAGTAGTTTCAGTAATCTTTGTTACCTTTTCTGCTGCATATTTTTTGTTATGATTATTTAATACAGTATCTATAATCCCTTTCAATTTATTCTTTGATATTTGCCACCCAAATAACTTTGAAAAGAAATTGACAGTTGAATGAACATTATAATAAAAAATTTCACTTAAATATTTTTTTGCAATTTCTTCAAATTTAGAATAATCTATATCTATTTTTACAGAAAATTTATTATTATTAATAAGAGCCACTGAGAAATCCTCGAACATTAATTTTATTTTTTTTCTGTTTCTTTCAGATAGCTTTTTTTCAAATCTTTTTAACTTATTAATTTTTTCTTTTTCTGTCATTAAATATCATCCTCATTCTCTCCACCTTCACCGCCAATTGGTTCAGATACAGTCTTTAAAGTTTCGTTGCCTATAATAATTTCATTTCCATTCTCAACATCTTTTAATTCCATTCCTGTGATAAGAGATACCATTTTACGATATTCATTCACTGTAAGCCTGTCTTTTATGCTTTCTAGTGCTTTTAACTCTGCACTCTTATCTTTTTTCAAAGCCTCTATATTAGATGTCTTAATATCAAAATAAGCTCCTTTTAATTCTTCTTTTAATAAGTTATTTAACATTCTTACCAAATCTTGAGCCCACGGGATTATTGTATCTGTATATAGTTCTGCTCTAGCTTGTTTTCTATTGTTATATGTACTTTCCCCTCCTCCACAAAGTTCAGAAGGCACACCCAAAGATAGGCAAATTCTTTCGTGAGCTATTCGCTCACCATTTAGCCAGTCTGCGTCTGTGGGATTTTTAGAAGTATCTAAATACTTCGCATTCCCTCCTAGTACCATTATTCCACCGTTGCTATGTCCTGTTACTTGCGAGGAAATAGTGTCTTTTATTTCCTCTATATTTTCTTTTCTTATTTGTTCTGCGGTTATAATTCCTGTTGCTCTACCGCTATTCTTTGATATTCTCCAGTTCCACAACCATACAGATTTTATGTATGCTCCCACCGTTCCCATGGCATTTTGAAGAGAAAATCCTCTTTTAGTCATCCCTGGGTTTAAATTTGCTATCAAATCTTTAAAATTTGGTGACTTCACCCATATGAAGTTTTTTAACTCTTCTCCTTCAAATGTCATACTTGGATTTAATATAGTTATTTTCCTTATCCCTTCAATTCCACATCCAACCGTAAAATTTGAAGGGTTATATACTATAATATCGGGTCGTGTCCAAGATAATCCCTTTACTTTTCTTATCAAACATCCATTGTCAGTTCCTAAGCTCCAATTTAATACATAAGATATAAACTCTCCCCATGTTAAATTTTTATTTAAGTTCTCACATAGAGGTGCCAGTAAGTGATTAGTTAATTCTTTTCTTTTATCTCCTGTTCCTTCAAAGATTGAAATTTTAATAGCCTTCGTTGCCTCAACTCTTTTAAACATAGCAAGAGCAAAGGATGGATTTTCAAAAGGATTAGAGATATAATCACTTATTTCATTATCACAGTCTATATAAAAAGCTGGTGATGTTCTCCCTAAAAGCATATTGAGGGCATTTCTTATTCTACTTATTTTTTTCACCCCCTTTAAATCTTATAAACTTTTGCTGTTCTATAATTATTTTCATCCTCGTAGGCATATCTTAATGCGTCAATAGCGTGATCTAATCCTTCTAATTTACCAGTTAAATTTCCATTTTTATCTTTTTTAAAATCTGCCATTTTAAGCTCTTTAGCCGTATTTGGACATCTTTTTTCACAGACAATAATAGTATGTTCGCCTAGCCATCTTAGACCATTCTCGATACTTCCAGCTCCCTTTTTTGCTCCATAGGTGGGTATTCCTTCATCTTCAAAATAATCAATACTTTTAGGCTCTGCACTATCCGAAATTACAGGAAAATCATTATATCCCTTTTGAATTATTCTTTTTGCTGCTTCCGCATTGGATAATCCACATCCATAAATTTCATCAAAAATATAAATTATTTTCTTTTTTTTATCATAATGAGTTCTTACAAATGCAAATGGATCTCCACCATATCCCCAGTCATTCCCTTGCCTTATATTATCAAAAGAATCAATAAGAGATTGGTCTAATTCTTTTTCTACTATAAGATTAGGAAATGGCACTATATCAGCTCCTACAGGCTCTCCAAGATAAATCCATTTATATCTATTCAGATTTTCTTTCTTAGCTTTTTCAGCCTCTTTTACAAACTGTATAGGCAAATGAGGATTATCTAAATAAGTTGATTTATGTACAAATATTCCATCATTATTTCCAAATAGCCATTTTTGATTAGCCCAATGGTATTTATTCCTTTGAGGATTAAATAAATAAATTAATTTAAAGTTTTCTACATCCCCTCTTAAAACAGATTGTTTGATGTGGTCTACCTCATCCCAATCTTTAAATTGGTCTACTTCTTCAAAAATTGTAGTTGCAATTGGATATAAAGTTTTTATAGATTTTATTTTCATTGGATCATCTGCACCTTTGAAATAAAATCCATTCTTGTGTTTTTTATGAAGAATTTCAAAGTTAGATTTATTAATTTTAAATTCATTCTGAACACCAAGAGCATTAATACACCATATCACCTGGTTGAATACAGATGTTTTAACTGTGTTAGCAACTTTTCTAAGAACTAAGCAATCTGTTTTTTCTCTTAAAGCTCTAAGCACAGGAAACATAAATACATTAGAGGACTTACCCCCTCCTCTGCCCCCATACTCAACCATTTCTAAGACATCATTATTTTTAAAAGTATAATAACTTTTATAAAATGCTGGGGTTATTATATCTGTTAGTTTTTTACTTCTTTTTATTTTTTTCTTAATCACAGACAAAATCAATCAACCCCTTTTTTAATAATAAAGAAATTATACCTGGCATTGAAACCTCACTTTCATTTGCCATTTTAATTATTTCTGACATTTTGATTTTCTTATTTTGAAGTCTTGCTTTTTCAACTTCTTCAATAATTTTTTCTTTAGTCATCTTTACTCCTTTGTAGAACCTACCATTCTATGATAGGCTCTATTTGGGGAGTAAACCCCTTTATTTTTCATCATTGATTGGTTTAAAATATCTCCCTAAAGCCTTCATATTTATTTCAACCCATGAAGGCTTTTTGTTTGCCCTCTCTAATCTTATTGGATACTCTGTAATGTTTTTACCTTCTATAAGTTCCCATACAGTATTAATTTTAATTTCTATTTCACAATCAATTTCTTTACCTTCTCCATTGCAGCCTTGAACAGCGAAGGTTTCTTTACATCTATACCGCATTCCTCTCTCCTATCTATAATTAAATCTCTATTATCTTTATAAATTTTATATTCAACAATTATTATTTTTAGTTTTTTATGATATTCAATTTTTCTTATCGCAATATCTTCTCTTGCTGAAAATTCATTTATTTTTTTTATACAGTCATTATCAAATTTAAAAATTTTAATTCTTCCACTTCCTACAAAACTTCCAACGTAATAATTTGAATATAGTATCATTTTCACCTCTCAAAGTTGTATAAGTTAGTTAAAACAGCATATAATTTTAAAAAAGCTCTCAAAGCCTTATTTTACAAGGGTTTTTCAAATTGCAGATAATACTTATTATATGCCGTTTTATTATTAAAACTAATTTTTTTCATCTAACCCTTGATTTTACTAGGTTTCTTGTTTTTACAAGTTGTACTACTTTCTTAAAAGTTTCCTAATTTTCTTTTTTTTACTTAAAAAGTCCGAATATTAGTTATTATTTTCTAAGAAATATTTTTTCTTATGTATATTTTCATTTCATTTTTTTATCTAATTTTGACTTCCTCAGTTTTTTCTATTTCAATATTTTCTTTTTCTTTTTCTGAAACTGTTTCATAATTTATGTCATCTACAATTACTACTTGTTCCTCTTCTCCACCTTCTTCTGGAAAGGCTCTTTTTATTTCTAAAGCTAGTTTATCTCTTTCAAGTTTCATTTTTGCTTTTCTTGCTGCTATATTTTCTTTTAGTTTTGCAATTTCAAGATTATTTTTAACAAGTTCATCATAGATTAATGTATTTCTCATTGAAACTCTTTCACTTCTTATAAGAGCTAATGCTTTAACTGCTTTCTCTATATTCTCTAAACTCTCGGCTGGTAATTTAAAGACTTCATCATCAATTCTTACAGTTTTCTTTTTAAGCTTTTCACTTAGTCTTAACTTTATTCCAAACTGTGCTAGATCATGTATATCATCCAGTTCTAAGAATATTTCATCTACAGACTTTGAAAACTTAGTGGCAACCTCTTCTTGCACTTGTAAAGCTATTTCTTTTTTTACTTTTCCTTTTTGCCACCCCTCAGCTTTCTTTTTAGCGGATATTGAGTTTCTATGAATATTATATTTTTCAGATAAAGATTTTAAACTCATTCCTTCAAGTTCATAATCCAATCTTATTTTTTCCCATATAGCTTTCTTCAAAATATCCACCTCCTTTATGAATGCACATGAAATTCACAGTTTTTTATCCTATCCAACCTAACAATTATTATAATTGTCAGCGAACGATATTTTTTTATATATATAATTTGGTTCTAGCCCTTATTTTTCAATGGAAAAATACATTTTTAAGTGTCAGAATTAAATTCTTACTTTAGATAAAAATAAAATTAGCTTTTTACAGCTCTATTTTTTTTAAAATTTCTCTTATTTTCTTTTCAATAGTTGGCTTATAATCCATTTCTAAAAACTCTTTAGTTCCTAACTTCTTCCAGTCATACCTTTGTGTCCTTGTGGGAGCAACTTCTGATATTACAGTAAGAAATTCTTCTAATCCCCAAACACTTTCTTTCATTTGAGAACTGAAACTATGATTTTTTAAAAACTTGCCTATAAACCCTCTTTGATGTTTTTTTAAGATATTTTTAAACTCTCTTACAAAGTCCCTTTTTCTAGTTTCTAATCTTATTTCTAAAGTCTTTTCATTAAGTCCAGCCTCTTCTAGTACTGAATTTTGAATATATTCAATCCAGGAAGAAAAATCTCTACAAAATTCTTTTAAAGTCAATGTTTTAGGTATTAAATTCCATAAAGAAGATTTTTTTAATTTTATTTCAAATCTAACTGGAGTTTTATATCTCTTACAAATTTTCTTTAATTCTCTTGGAGGTATTTTTTTTAATTCATCCTCTCCATATTCTTTAATAAAATGTTCCAGGCTTTTGTCATACCAAACAACATATTTATTTTTAGAACCAAATCCAATGTAATTAAGTTCTCCCCAATCTTTAAAAAGATTAAATTTTTTCTTAAAGTGACCTTTAGCGAGTCTTTTATTTATTTGTGAAAAAGTTTCTGAATAGTCTTCCATGCTATGATTAAATTTTATATACTTATTTTGTTCTATACTTGCTAAAGTACATTCCATGAAATCAATATCAATGTCATAGGACTTTTTTATATACTCTTGTAGTTTCATCAAACAATCTTCTAGTTCTTCACCATTAGAAATATTTAATAAATTATCCCCCCAAAGAAATTTTGAGGGATTAAAAATCAATCTTCCATAGAAATTTTTCATATAATATCCCGCTCTCAAACTTTCAAAATACGGGTCTTTTCTTATAGAAAATTCTTTTTTTTGAGAAAGAATTTTATCCATTGGAATATTAATTTCTACCCTATCGAGGCCTACTAGACTAAGCAAATCAATATCTTTTTTATTAAAAACATTTTTCTTATATTTCTTTATCTTCTCTTCGAGCTCTTTTTCAAAAGCTTGTTTTAGAGTTTCTAAGTTATTCACATAGAACACCCCTCCTTTTTTATGTTTATGTATTCATTACGGGAGAGAGGGGTGTGTAGTTACTGGAATCGAATCAATATAATAACTTGGAGGATTATTTATATAGCCAAATGCAAATTTAATTTTTTTAGTTTTAAATGAATTCCTCTCTCCTCTAATCAATACATAATTTAAATTTAAACCTAGTTAAAAAGTACCATTGGGGGGGTCACACGGGGATGTGATTTTTATGATACTTTTTAATTAAATTTAAAAAATTTCAAAAAAAAAGAGCCCCAAAAAGAGCTACTAACTTTTTTATAGTCAAAGCTCTTTTTGAGACTCCTTGTTGCAAGTCTATATACGGTAAATTCAATTTTTAATTTTCTGTGTTTCTTTTGATTACAAGAATAACACCTCTTTTATATTTTTGTCAAACAAATTTTTTTAAAAAACTTTTTTTTGCATAAAAAAAAAGAGCCCTAAAGCTCAATTTTTCTAGTCTATATATGTGTAATTTTTATTTTTTAAATTTTCTCTAGCCTCTATCATATTAATCTCATTTCTTGTATTGCATTTTATTTTTGATGTATTTTTTTTCTCACATATAAAAATATGTGTATCCCCATCAATTGATGTAAAATGTTTCGTGTTTTCAAATGAGACTACATAACCCTCTTTAGTTATCCCGCCCAAGAGTTTTTTACACTCCGAACATCTGAATTTATAGATATATTCTTCTTTTAAATTTTTACTTAACAAATTAAAGTCACTCCTTCAGTTCCCCAGTTGCCCCCCTGCCTAGAGTGTTTAGTTTTCCCCGTTTTATATTTTATAATTATACCAAATACTTTTTTATTTTTAACTAATCCCTTTATTTTATTTTAATATTTTTAAATTAAATTTATTTTTTATAAATTTTCTACAAAGATTTTCATTTCTTGCACTTCCTAGCTTTTCATAAACAAGGACTAATTCTTCTCTTGAAAAATTAGTCTTCAAATATTCATTATATTTCTCTCTTGATCTATAATTTTTAAAAGTTGTATCTCTTGTTATCCAGTGAATAAATTTTACTTGAAGATCTTCTATTGTATTCACATTATTTAAATTAAAATATATATTTCTCTGTGGTATCAAAATAACTTCAAAATCAGCATTTATAAAACTACCTACAAAAATATTCATCATTCGCCAAAGTTCTTTTCTAGTATCTTCTCTTAACATTTATCATATACCCTCTTCCCAAATTTTCTTTTTTCTAAATTTTTAAGTTCTTTAGAACTAATTTTTATTTTTAATTCTTGTGCTCTTTCTATGATAAAATCTATTTCCCAGCTATACAATTTAGCCGAGTTTAGATAATTTAATGAAAATAAAAAAAGTTGAAATTCACTCATTTTTACCATCTCCAAATTTTAAGTATTAACAATATTAATAATGCTTTTATAAGCATGTTAAATTCCATTTCTAACCTCTTTTAAAGCCTTTGCAGCTTGAACTGTTAAGGCTATCTTCTCATCATCTGATATTTTTAATTTTGTTATTAGTTCAGCTAATTTTTCTTGTTCCATTTCTCTTGTCCCCCTTGACAAATTAATTAAAAAAAACTATAATTGTGGCAAATAAAAAAGCACAGTTGCTGTAACAACGGTGCTTTTATAAAAATTTATTTATTTGCTCTTTGCACTTTTAATTATGTATTAATTAAAGTGCTTTTTTATTTTCTTGAATTATTTCAAGCTTTCCTTTGTTCATCATATCAAAACCTTTTTTTACATATAAACTATGTTCTATATTATTCGCTTTTAAATAGTCATAATATATTTCCATATACTCGCTAGCTGTTACTTTCTTTATCGTTCCTTCTACAACATTATTAGACAGATTAGTATTAACAATCTCTGCTAGTCTCTCCTCCGCTTTTAAATTTTCTAGTTCTTTTTCTACTTCTGATGTTTTTTCTGCTGCTAGTTCTTTATTATATAGCTTTTTAGCTCCTGTTCCAGTTCCTGGAACTGCCATTTCTTGTTTTTTTGTAACTTTTTTCTTTCTTTCTATTCTTTTCCAAGTGAAGATTAATTTTGCTACTTTGCTACCTCTTCCATTTTTAAATTTTTCTATATTCAGCCCTGGAAAAAATTCTGATAATTCTTTTAAAATTGGTGTTAGTACTTTTTGATCTATTTGTTTCATTAAATAAGTTTTAGGTACATCTACACTTGTTCTAAATTCATCTATCGAAAATTCTTTAATACCTGTTGTTTCCCATTGTTTCAATAGTCTGTATAAATTTTTAGAATATTTACTCTTAAAATTTACGAGTGCTTTTAAATCTAAAATTGTATATGCCCCTTTTTCATTATCTACTTCAAATAAATTTTTAAAATCAGGATTTATTCTTGATTCAATTGTCATTTCTTCTTCGTCAAATATTGTTGTTGTTATAATGCTTAAATATTTTTTCTTTCCTTTTGCTATTTCAGTTTTTTGAATAGCTTGATGTGATTTTATAATCATTTTATCTAAAGTATTTACAAATTGTTTATTACTTGTTCGAGGATTTATCCCCATTATTTTCTTTATTTCAAGAAAAGAAACCTTTATCTTATCCGTTTTTAATTCTGAAAATTTTATTAATAAAGCTATAAATAAATCTAATTCCTTTGCGGACATCTTTGTTAAAATTAAATCATTAAGTTCATTTTTAAATGTTAAATTCATTTATTCCTCCTTTTTGTTACTTTGATTATATGTGTTTCGGTTAAAAAAGTCAAATGAAAGCGAAATACTTATTATAAGCAATATTTGGTTCCTTAAATAGCAATATTTGGTTCCTTAAAT